GGCGACCAAGGCGCTGCATCAGCTACCGGCGACCAAGGCGCTGCATCAGCTACCGGCAACCGAGGCGCTGCATCAGCTACCGGCAAAGAAAGTATAGCTCTTGCTGCCGGAAAGGATTGCAAGGCAAAGGGAGCATTAGGATGCTGGATTGTGCTTGCTGAACGTGGCGAATGGGACGGAAACACTTATCCTATCGTTTCAGTCAAGGCATTTAAAGTGGACGGAAAGTCTATTAAAGAGGATACCTTCTATACATTGGTTAATGGCGAAGCTGTAGAGGCTGATTAATTGAAAAATGAATATCCATCAGACAATTCCCCGTTCGGATTGCACCTCCTTCGCCAAATGCGGCAAGCATTCCCTTGCATATTGCAGGAGGTACGGTGCGTCCGAATGCGGGCCATGTGAAATCGTGAGGAGGAAACCCCGTAACCGGGTGGTGGTTGACGGGGTGGAGCGTAAACTGTGCACCCGCTGTGGTAGAGCGCTTCCGTTATCCAGGTTCTTCGATAGGACAGCCCGTCGTAACGGTAAGGAATACCATCTGAAAGCGTCATGGTGCAAGATGTGTATGGCAGAGGTACAGAGCGAGAGAAATAGAAGAAAGAAAATGAATTGAGATTAACGTGTGCAAAAAGAGGCCATTTCTGCACATGAAGTATTAACACGAGCGGAAACCGGTGGTTATTATGATGAAGTGATAGATGATGTTGTTGCATGGTTTCCCATCCCGTCTTTCGATGAGATACTCGAAGACAACAAGGATGTACTGGAACGGATTAAGGAGAAAGGAGATTAGAATGGAAAGAGGGAAAATATTAAAGCCATCAGATTTGAAAGACATGCACGGCTCTATTACTTTGGAATATACCGGGATTCTTTATGCTGGTGTAAATCGGGAGAAGATGCTCCAAGAATTGGCAAAAGTTAATCCGCAGGAGTATTGTCTTGTATTGGGTGTGAATGATGATAGTGAAATTTTCAAAGACATCTCGTCAGGTTCCTTAGTGTCACTGATGAATTTTTTTAAGAAACTGAAAGGAGAATAGTTATGAAAGCACATGTAATGAAACTTGAAAACAATTGTATGATTGTTGATGAGGAATATTTTAACGAGATAAAGAATAAGGCAGAATCTAACCAGGAAAGGGTAAATGAGATTGCTGAGGAAAGGTTCTTGAAATATGTCAAAGAAAGCGGTATCGAACTTTTCTATGAAGTGAATGGAATACCTTATGTATTCCATCATAGTTTGTTGAATGAATTGAATTATGAAGAGAGGGGTTATCCGGAAACCGTATCAGAAAAGGTAAAGTATGCTATCGCAGACGATATAACCGAGGCTTTGAATGACAAGCTTAAGGGGCTGAAAGACGAGGCTTTGAATTATGCTTTAAGTGAGTTTGACAAACAGAAGCACGGTTTAGAGGTTACTGTAAAAATATGGAAACATCTCGCATTAATCTTTATCATTACGACTATTGTTCTAACAATTAGACTATTTATACAGCTATGACAGAAGAATTTGTAACATTAGAGACAGCGAAGCTACTAAAGGCGGCAGGATTTAAAGAAGATGTTAGTAGCTTTTATGAATTGGTGTATAAAGGAGGTAGTGGTCCTGAGTATGAGATAGATGAAAGCTACGATGCCCAGAATTATAATACAGACGTTTACTCTATCTCTGCTCCAACTCAATCCATTGCCCAAAAGTGGCTGCGTGAAACCAAGAACCTACATATTGAAATATACCGAAGTGCCGTAGGGTATGGCTATGCTATAGTGAAAGCCGATAACGGAACGTGGCAGGAAGATGATGATTCCAGGGGGACTAATGATGGCGGTCTGTGGGACACCTACGAGGAAGCACTTGAAGCCGGTTTGGTGGAATGTTTAAAACTTATATGATTATGGAAACTGTAGAACTGATAATTAAAATCTCCATCACTTTATTCAATGCCATTGCATTAGGATTTATCCTAATCATGGTAAGCAGATGGCATAGGCGCATGGAGGACAAGCTGAATGAGATAAGGGAATACACCCGTATGGTTTCAGAGTGTAATAGGTTCATTTATATAAACCAACTTGAATGGCTGAAAAGCGCAATGATTAATGAGGAACGGTACGAGGAAGCCGCTAAAATCAATAAATGTATTGAGGATGAGTATAACAAATTAAAGAATAGGAAAAGTGATTATGAAACGTGAGATAATATTATTAGGGAAAAGACTTGAAGACTACCCGGAAACAGATTATTACGAACGAAGGCTTATCTACACGACATACAGTTCTGGCTTCAGAGAGCATAACATTGCGGCATTCAAGAGCAGGCTGAAAAAAGACTTTGACTACGAAATAATAAATCATTTCGTCAAGGACGGTAACGACTTTTGGACTACAGATGAAATTATAGCCGCTGTCCGTGTTTCCTTGTCCCTCAATTTGCTTACTGATGAGGAATGGAAGAGGGCAATTCCGATTATAGAGCGTGGCCTTGAAGCCAATAAAGCCTATGTCCGTATGCTTGACGAGATGTCGGCTATATTGGAGAAGTATTGCGAGGAATGGGAGGAATTGGGTATGCGCCATACCTTCATGCAACGTGTTCCTCATGAATGCTGGCAGGGACGTTTTAGCAGGCATAGCCAGAATCCGGAACAAAAGCCGAATTATTCATGAAAAACGAATCAGTTAAATACAGCTTGATATAACTTCGTTCAGGATGGCTAAAAATAAAAAATTGTTTGCTCGTATTGACGATAGGACCCACATGCTGATGTCTGAGTTGTCAAGAATGACCGGGGTCAGCATATCGGTCATTGCAAGGAGCATGTTGAAGCGTTGCATTGACGATTTGATAGACGAGGACGGGAACTGGAAAAAGAAAAATGCGGAAGATAAAGAAAGGAAAGGTCAATAAGGCTGTAATGGCAGCGGTGGCACGTAATTACGACCGTTTGAAAAGATTGTGTGCTGTGGGTGTCCACGGAATATATGGAGGAGAGGGATTCGAGGATATATTTCAGGATACGGTATTGTATGTCATTCAGGACAGCGCCTCCGCTACATTACAGTCGGATGACCAGATTGTGGAGCATTTTCTTTATAGGTTCAATATGATTAAATTCCAAAGAATAAACGATGATAAGGAAAGGAGGGAGGTAGAATATGCCGACTATAAACAAAGGAAAGAGAAGGACGGTTCAGAAGGGTAACCATTACAATGCGGAAAGAAGGGCCGTATATAACTCGGAGAGGTGGAAGAGGCTACGGGCATGGAAGTTCGCGAACGACCCGCTCTGTGAGATGTGTCTTCAGGAAGGTAAGGTTGTTCCTGCTGAGGACATCCATCATGTGGTTTCATTCATGAGCACTGACAACCCTGAACAGCGTATGTTCTTGGCATATGACTACGACAATCTGATGAGTCTGTGTAAGGTGCACCATCAAGAATTGCATAACAAAAATAGCTAAATAATAATGAGATGAGCCGTCCACCGATTAGATATATTGTACAGATTGATAATATATATCTGGCTGATTTGATGTTTTACTGGGTATATTTCAATCAGCCGTGTTCGCTTTTATTTCAGAAACCGAAGACAGAAGGGCTTTCTGCCGTGAAGCTTGTCGTTGATAGCGATGAGTCTGCAAGTTTTCTGCTACGAGTGAAAGAAAAGACCGGATGCAGGCTTTATGAGGTGGATGGATAGCATGGCACGATGTTCTGCCGTGTATGGAGGAAGGGGGGATATGGGGGTATATTTTTACGGTTTTCACCTTCCTAACCTCACCCGACCCTTCTCGACACAAACGGCATTCTTTTGAAAAAAGCCAAAGTGTTGTGATGTGTTAAAATGATGCTTTGACAGACAAAATTCTGGTTCGTAGAAAAAGCCCGCGCAATGGAGAAAAGAAAAATAAGTTTCCGGCTTCCGAAGACGGTGACGTATAAGGAGGCCCGTAAGACCATATCGGATATAGTCCGTCAGATTGAGGAGGAGAGGGAGCTTGAGGCTTCCGATATACCCCAGCTGCATCGGATGGCTACGGCATACAACGCCTATATTGACTGTGTGAGAGTAGTGTCGGAAAAGGGATTGACCATGAAGAACATCAAGGGGGAAATGGTCAAGCGCCCGGAGGCCAATCTGCTGAAGGAGAATTGGAGCCAGTATCTTGAGCTTGCCAAGGAGTACGGACTGACAGCCAAGAGCAAGTCGCTTATCAAAGGTAAAACGGCTTCCAGGGAGGAGGACAGCCCGGCTGATGAGTATTTTAGGAAAAAGGCGACTCAGAATGAATAAGCCATATTACAGATATGCGCAGGAGGTTATTGAGGGAAAGATTGTGGCGGGTGAATTCATACGTTCTGCCTGCGAGCGTTTTTTTTCTCTTATGGAGGATGATAGGTATGAATTCCGGGAAGACAAGGTGGATGACGTGATAAATTTCTTTCCTTATTTGAAGCACTTCAAGGGAAGGCACGCCGACAAGCCTTTTACTTTGGAGCCGTGGCAGGAGTGGATTGTAGCCAGCATATACGGTTTCTATGTAAGGGAGGACGGTTCCCGTCTGACCCAGACTGTATATATAGAGGTGGCGCGTAAAAACGGGAAGACTGCGCTTGCGGCAGGCATAGGCTTGAATGCTTTGATAAATGACGATGAGGCTGGTGCGGAGGTGTATTTTGCGGCAAACTCAAAGGATCAAGTGAAAATATCCGCGTGGCCTCTGTGTTCGAACTTCGCCAAGAAATTTGACCCGAAGAACCGTTACCTTCAGGTGTTCCGGGATACTATCACATTCGAGAAAACATCATCATGGCTCAAAGTGCTCGCCGCTGATTCAACCAAGCTTGACGGTCCAAACCCGTCCACGTTCGTGCTGGATGAGTATCATGCGGCAAAGAACAACAGTCTGAAGGCTGTATTGGAATCGGGTCAGGGAACCCGAGACAACCCCTTGGAAGTCATCATTACCACTGCGGGCTTTGACAAGCTCGGTCCTTGTTATGAGTTGAGGACTACCGGTACGGAGATTTTGAAGGGGCTGAAAGAGGACGATTCCTTTTTTGTCGCCATATACTCCCTGGACGAGCAGGATGATTGGAAGGATGAAAAGGTGTGGGTGAAGTCCAATCCGAACATAGAGGTAACCGTCAAGCCGTCTTATATCCGCAAGGAAATCCGCAAGGCGATAAACACCCCGTCGGATGAGGTGAACGTCAAGACCAAGACCTTGAATATGTGGTGCGATGCGGAAACAGTATGGATACCGGAGCATTATATCTTGAATTCTTCCGAGAAAATCCGGTTGGATGATTTCGAGGGCATGGATTGTTATATGGGAATCGACCTTTCAAGCACGAGTGACCTGACTTGTGCCGCCTTCATGTTTCCCACGGAGGACAAATATTACTTCAAGGCAAAGTATTATCTGCCGGAAATGTCATTGCAGGAGCGCCGGTTCAAGGAGTTGTATGGTGAATGGCGTCGGCAGGGACTGATTACGATAACCCCAGGCAATGTAACCGATTACGATTATATCCTCAACGACATTATGGACATAAGGGACAAGGTGTATATCCAGAAGATAGCGTACGATACATGGAACGCCACACAGTTCACCATCAATGCCGAGGAGAAGGGGTTGCCTATGGAGCCGTTCAGCCAGGTACTCGGGAATTTCAACCGTCCGACCAAGGAGATGGAGCGTCTGATTTTGTCCGGAAAGGCGGTAATAGACAATAACGTGATAAACCGTCACTGCTTCCGTAATGTGGTTATGGCCCGTGACCGTAACGGGAATACCAAGCCGTCTAAACAGTTTGAAGAAAAGAAGATAGACGGAGTGATAGCTATGCTGGAAGCATTGGGGGTATATCTTGTTTCTCCTCATTACGGAGAATTCTATTAGAATTTCGATTTTGACAGACACTTTTTTGGTTAGTGGAAAAGTGTATGTATGAAAGTAAAGATTCCTTTTACAAATTGGGAAATAAGAAAGGCTTCCAAGCAGGAAATATCACGTGTTCCTGCCTGGAATTATTCGGGTCCCCATCCGGCATTGTACAGCCGGAGCAAGCCGATGCTCCTTTCTACTGTATATCGTTGTGTGGACCTCATATCGGACAGTGTGGCTGTCCTCCCGTTGAAGACATATCTGCTTGACGGTGACGGATTCAAGAAGGAGCATAAGAGCCATCCGGCATACGTGCTGTTGGATTTGGAGCCGAATGAGGATATGACGAGGTTTGTCTTCTTCAAGACGCTCATGGTGTCGGTCCTTCTTACCGGAAACGGGTATGCCTATATAGAGAGGGACAGTAAGCTGAATGTGCAGCAGTTGATTTACATTCCGACGTCGCAGGTGTCTGTCCAGTGGATTACCGACAAAAGGGGTATCATGCGCAAGCGCTATCAGGTGACCGGATTCAAGGAGCTTGTCGAGCCGAAAGACATGATTCATGTGCTGAACTTCTCTTATGATGGCATAATAGGTGTCTCCACCCTTACCCATGCAAGGCAGACCCTTAACATAGCCACCAGCAGCGAGGAGCATGCCGCCGGTTTCTTTGAGTCCGGGGGAGCTGTCTCGGGCATTTTGTCCGTGGAGGGGAAAAGGCTGAACAAGGAACAGCGGGACGAGATATACCAGGTATGGTATGACCGGATGGAGAACCATCCGAACGGCATAGCGGTTCTGGAGGGTAACATGAGGTATCAGCCCGTCACGATTTCCCCCAAGGACAGCCAGCTTCTTGAAAGCAGGCTGTTCAATGTGACGGACATATGCCGGTTCTTCTCAGTGTCCCCGGTCAAGGCGTTCGACTTGTCCAAGTCGAGCTATTCAACTGTTGAGGCTACCCAATTGCAGTATCTGACCGATACGGCTTTGGCTGTAATCACCAAGATAGAGCAGGAAATCAACCGGAAGGTGTTCCTGCCTTCCGAGCGTGGTCGCATAATGGCCGAGTTTGACACTTCTGCCATACTTAGGACGGATAAGGCGGCTCAGGCGGCCTATTGGAAAGACATGTTCTATATCGGAGGCGCGACCCCCAATGAGATACGTCGGGAAAGCAATCTTCCAAGGAAGGAGAATGGCGATGAGGCCTTCGTTCCGGTCAATGTGCAGACCCTTGACACCGCTTTGTCGAATAAAAATCAGCCCGACCAGCAAAAAAATATTGGAAAGGACGAAGAAAACCCCGTTTTGACAGACAATTTTTTGGTTACTGAGTAAAAGCGTGATTTATGGAAAAAGAAAAAGAAATCAGAAACGTCTCCTCTCAGTTCAAGATAGCCGGAGAGGGGGATGAGACAAGGACCGTCGAAGGATATGCCTTCCTCTTCAACGTGCCCTCTGACGGTCTATCCTTTCAGGAGACCATCGAACCGGGCGCGGCAGACGGAGTAATTGCAAAAAGCGATGTTTTTGCCGTCCTGAATCATGGTCAGGAGCGCGGTATATTGGCCCGCAGCAAGTATGGCAAGGGTTCTTTATCCCTGACTGTTGACGAGAAAGGTCTGAGATACAGTTTTGAGGCACCGAAAACAGCCTTGGGTGACGAGCTGCTCGAGAATTTGCGTCGTGGGGAGATAGACCAGAGTTCCTTCTGCTTTGATGTGGAGAAGGATGCTTGGGAAAAAAGGTCGGATGGCACTTGGAAACGTACCATCAGCAAGATTGGCAATATTTATGACGTTTCCCCGGTGTATAACGCTGCCTATAGCAAGACATCCGTATGCTTGCGCGGAAAGGAGCAGGCAGAGAAGGAAATCGAGGCGAGGGAAAGTCTGAACTTGGATGAATACTATTCCAATATTGAAAAATTATTAAACATCTAAAAGTTATGTCGAAAGAAAAGAGTATTACAGAATTGAAGGACGAGAAGAACCAGATTTCTGCTCGTTCAAAGGCCATCATTGAAAAGGCCAGGGGAGAGAAACGGCAGTTGAATGCTGAAGAGAATGAACAACTTGGCGCCAATCAGTGCCGTATGGCTGAGATTAACCTTGAGATAGAGGAGAGGGAGGACGAAAATCGTCAGAAAGGCCGTTCCCATCAGCCGAAGGGAGGCAGATTCTCATTGCGTCGTGCAATATCCAACATGGTTGACGGAAACCCGCAGAACGATGTTGAGGCAGAGGTTATAGAGGCTGCTACCACACACCACAATACGTCAGGTGCTCAGATGGCAGACAGACGCGGTATAGTGGTTCCCGTAAACGTAGAGAGGCGTGCGGCATTTACTGCTGCCACCGAAGCGGCAACGGGAGTTGTCATTGACGAGGAACAGCAGGAGATGCTTCTGCCTTTACAGTCTGCTCTTGTGCTGTCCCGTGCCGGTGCCCGTTTCATGACCGGGTTGCAGGGGAATATCTATTGGCCGGAATTCTCTGGTGCCAACGTGTTCTGGGAGGCTGAGAACGCCAGTGCCAAGGATGGAGCCGGTGCGTTCAGCAAGGGAGACTTGTTCAAGCCTTTGCGTCTGACCGCTTATGTGGACATCTCCAAGCAGTTGCTTGTTCAGGAGAATGCTTCCGTTGAGGCGTATATACGCCAGGCTATAGCTGTAGCCATCGCCCAGAAGATTGAACAGACAGCATTCAGCAAGGAAACCAGCGTGGCTAATACGCCGGACGGAATGTTTGGCACACTTGACTCTACCATTAAGGGAGACATGACCTGGGCACAGATTGTAGCAATGGAGACCAATGCCGACGTGCAGAATGCCTTGTTCGGAAACTTGTCTTATATCCTGCACCCGGCACTTGTCGGAAAGGCCAAGACAAAGGTAAAGGATGATTCCGGTGCGGGCGGTTTCATCTTTACCGGCAACGGGGACGGTCAGTTGAACGGATACCGTGCGCTCAGAACAAATAATCTGCCGAAAGGTATCGGAGAAGGCACGGATGAATACGGTATTGTATTCGGTAACTGGGCAGATTACTTTATCGGTCAATGGGGCGGTATAGAGTTGTTGGTTGACCCGTATACCCAGGCATTGAAGGGTACAGTGAGACTTATTACCAATTCATATTGGAATATGGGCTTTATCCGTAAGGAGTCGTTCTGCATAGCATCCATGAAGTAATATGGCATACGTCGATTTGCAACTGGCCAAGCGTCATCTCAATGTAGAGCAGGAGTTCACGGATGATGACGAGTATATATCCGGTCTCATCGAGGCGGCTGAGGTAGTTGTGTCGAAGGATATTTGCGTGGAGCTGGATACATTGGTGGAGGAAGGCGGGAAGGACATTCCAGCGCCTCTCCGTCAGTGTATCCTTCTGATGGTGGGGCAGTTCTATGCCAACCGCGAGCCGGTGGCTTTCGCCCAGACATCGGAAGTGCCGTTGTCTTATTCGCACCTTGTGGCGCTTTATCGGAACTATGCGGGATGAGGGCTGGACTACTGAAATATACGCTTGTGTTCAAGGAACCGGTGGAGACAGTCTCCGAGATGGGTTCTGTGGAAAAGTCCTATAGGGAAGTGTTCCGTTGCCGGGCTTCACGCAAGAAGCAGACACTGTTTTCAAAGGAAGATACCGCTTATGAGCAGTTCGTGAACCAGACGATTGTCATGCAGACGCGCAAGTATCCTCAAATCAAGTACGGATGCCGTGTGGAGTATGCCGGATGTACCTGGGAGATAAAGATGCTTGAACCTAACGGCAATGAGTTGACAATAACGATGAGGAAGGTGGATGTATGATTGATGTTTCGATTATAGACCGGGAGAATATACAGTACCTTATTAATGGGCTTGAAGACTTCGAGAAGGACAAGGCCGTAAAAAGTGGGCTTCGTTCTGCGATGAATGTTTTTCGCGCAAGGGGGAAAAACAACTTGCGCAGTAGGCTTCTTTTTCACGGAAGGCATACCGGGCATTTGATGAATTCTTTTACGACGAGAATTAAGCGAAGAAAGCTCGGGGGATTGGCTGGGTTTGACCGCCCCGGAGGAAATCATGCCCATTTGGTGGACATGGGCACCAAGAGACGTTATACTACCGGAAAAAAGAAGATGCGTAAGGGAATATATCGCGGAGTTATGCCGGCTAACAGCTTTTGGTCAGACGCAGAGCAGACCGAGAAGGGGAAAGCGATACAGGCTCTATATAAGGGAATAGAAACAGCCGTACAACGAATAATTGAAAGAAAATGAACATGTTCAAGATAACCGCTGAAATCCGGTCTCTCCTCCTTCAGAACGAGGAGATAAAAGGATTTGTCGGGGAAAGGGTTTTTCCGATAATGGCACCGGAGGATACGGTTGGCGATTTTATTGTATATCAGCGTGACGAGTTGAAGCAGGAATATACGAAGATGGGTGTAGCCACCCAGGTATCCGTTCTTTATCTGACTGCCGTCAGCGAATCCTATGTAAGAAGCAACAGTCTCGCCTCTTTGATTTATGACACTTTGTCCGGTGACTTCAAGGACCCGGATATGCGTATACAGCTTGAAGACTCCACGGAAGACTTCATTGATAAGAAATTTATTCAGGTATTACAATTTTCAATTAAACAGCGATAATTATGGCAGTAAAATTAGATTCAAGTAAGGACATCTACAGAGGTGAGTTATTCGTGTTCGCGAAGCCTGACGGTTCCGAATCTGACGAACCGTTGGCTTTTGCCACGACGGCAACATTGGAAATCACAACGGAAGAGGTGGATATTTCCAACAAGATGATGGGAGGATGGGCAGGTTCATTGCCCGGGAAGAAGAGTTATACGGTATCAAGCGAAGCGCTTATTACCCGTAAGGAGGGTGCATTGAGTTACGACACTCTTCTGAAAGCCCAGATTGACGGTAAGGTATTGGACTTCTTTTTCGGGGAGGCTGCGGTTGCTGACCAGGACAACAATGGCGGTACGTTCACTCCCGACAAGACCAAGAAGAATTACACTGGCCGTATCATGATAACCTCCCAGTCCTTGACTTCGGAAGCCGGTCAGATAGCCAAGCTCAGTGTGTCTTTCAAAGGTATTGGTGCGCTGGAGCAGGTGGAAGGGACAACGGGAGGATAAAGAGGAAGTCTTTCGTCTGCTGTGTGGCACTATCTAACTTGTTTGTAAAATAAAAGGCGGTCCTATGATGGCCGCCTTTTGTAATAACGATAAATAATACAATGAAAACAAATCAGATAATGATACGCCCGATGGGTGAGTTTAAGGTAACCCAACGGACAAAAGACGCATTTTTCAATGCTACAGAATTATTGAAGCAGTGGAATCAATTAAAAGGCATGAAGAAAGAAGTTAATGACTACTTCGGTTTGTCTTCTACTAAAGAGTTCATTTACACTATAATGGAAAGGGAAAATTATGATAGGGGTAATTACCCGTATCATAAATCAAAGGCAAATAAGGGTGATAATGCAGGTACATGGATGCATCCATTGCTTTTTATTGATTTTGCAATGTGGATAAATCCTTCATTTAAATATGATGTTCTCAAATTTGTATATGATGAAATGATAAAATTCCGCAATCTTGCCGGTGATGCATATCCATCTATGTGTAAGGCTGTCGGTTCCATTTTGCCAGATGGCTTATTCAAACAAAAAGTCAAGGATTTGGCTAAATCTCTTAATATTATAGTCTATGGGAAGCATGAATCGGAAATGCGTAATAAGATTGGTGATGAATCCAAGATACGCGAATTGTATGAGCTGGAGTTGCAGATAGCCCAGTGGATAGATTTAGGCTTTATCAAGGACTACAACAGTCTTAAATCCGCATTGACCAAGTTGTATTACCAGAAATACCCCAACGTTTTACCGCTATAGTTATGGTAATAATTCTATTTGGAACCATAATAATTCTTGTTGGCTTCATCCTTGCTGAAATCTGCAAAGAAAGGGAAGATGACAGAGAGAACATGCCGATTGAAAAGAAAGCCATTAAAAAGATTGGGCTTACCCGTTTGACGGTAAAGGCTATCATTCGTTGGGAACAGATGCGCGGGAAGTCCTTTTCATTGATGGACTATTCAGACCGGGAGGATATGGAGGTCTTGTTGTATGCGATGTCCATTGACAGTTTCGAGGTACCGTATAAGTATGAGGTCTTTAAATCGGTATTGGCAAACGATAAGGTTATGGAGGGAATGTCTGTCTCTTTGGGAAGGATTATATCTGTCATGGCCCAGTTTAGGCACAGCACGAATGCCGGAAGTGGAGGAGTCAATGATGACAGACCGGAAACCATAGGAAACATAGTTGCTACACTCATCATGTCCGGCCTTGATGCCCATTATGCCTTGAATGAGATGGAATTGCAGGACCTGCCGCTTTATATAGAAGCCTATGAGAACAAGAGGAAGGACGAGATGGAGAATGCGCGGCTGTGGACTTATCTTACAATACTTCCGCACATAGACGCGAAGGCTATGGAGAACGGGGCCAAGGACCTTATCACTTTCCCATGGGAACAGAAACCCAAGGAGGAAACCGAGATAAATGATGCAGAAGTGGAAAGATTTGAGGAATTTTTAAAGAAAGGAAAGAAATTATGGCAGGAAAATTAAGTTTCAGTATTGCGATAAACCTTCTCACCGAGAACTTCAAGAAGGGAACCAATCAGGTGAAAGCCGGTTTCAAGGCCATGCAGATGCAGGTTGTCACCTTTGCTGCCGCGCTTGGTGCCGGTGGTATAGGGTTGAGCAATCTGGTCTCTCGGTTCGTGGATGTGGCCCGTGAGACTAACCGGGTATCTACCGCATTAAAGAACGTTTCGGGGAGCATGTCCCAGTATGCGGACAACCAGCGCTTTCTGGTTGACATGGCAAAGAAGTACGGTCTTGAGATTAACGCTCTGACCGGGAATTTCGCTAAGTTCACGGCTTCTGCCTCCGTTTCCAACATGTCCATGGAGGAGCAGCGGAAAATATTCGAGTCGGTTTCCCGTGCCGTTACAGCTTTCGGTATGAGTGCGGAGGACAGCAACGGGGTATTCTTGGCTTTATCCCAGATGATGAGCAAGGGGAAGATTAGTTCTGAGGAGCTTCGTTTGCAGATGGGGGAACGCCTGCCTATTGCTTTGCAGGCAATGGCAAAGGCCGCAGGCACCTCGGTTACGGGTCTCGATAAGCTGCTGAAGGAAGGCAAGCTTATGAGTGCTGATGTACTTCCGAAGTTTGCGGACGCTTTGAATGAGATGATTCCCAATGTGGATACGAATAATCTGGAGACATCCGTCAATCGGCTCAAGAATATATTCACAGAACTTGTGAACAGCATGGATGTCCAGGGAAAGTACAAGTCTTTGGTTGATTGGCTGGCCGGAGCACTGGACTCGTTGAAAGGTAAGATAAGTGGGATATTCACATTCATAATCGGAATTATCAGCGGTAAGTTGCTTTTGTCTGTCACGAAATACTTCGCCCAATTCTGGAAGCTTATAGATACTACCATAAGCAAGGATGCGGTTGCTCAGGAGCAGATGAAGAAGGCAACGGAAGCAAGGATTGCAGCGGAAAAGGCTTATCAGGAAACACTTACCGATTATGAAACTATAGAGAACAACAAGCGACTGGCTTCAAAAAAACAGTTGGCGGCTGCTGAAAGGGCTTTGAATCAGGCGGTGTTAGCGGAAAAGAAAGCCATTGATATAGCGAAGACTGCTTCGGAAAACGCAGCCGCTGTACAGACTTCAAATATATGGGCAAAGTCTCTGAAATCAATAAAAATCGGGTTTGTACAGTTATGGCGCACCATTACGGGCTTGCTTAAGTCTTTTTTGCCGATAGCCATAATTTCCGGTATATCTGCTCTCGTTAGCCATCTGGTTGAGGCTCGCAAGGAAGCGGTTCGCATTAAAAATATATTTGCTGACTATAAAAAGGAAGTTGCCGGTGCATTGTCCTCCACTTCTGCTGAGGTGGCTCAGTTGCGTGTGTTGCAAGGGTTGTACAATAAGGCAGCGGACAACAAGAAGTTACAAGAACAATACCAAAAGCGCATAGAGGGCATTGTCGGTCAGCAGATAACCAAGGAGCAGAACATTAATGATATAATAGCCAAACGTATTAAATTATTGGAGGCCACTGCTACTGCTGACTATCTCACTCGAAAGAAAGTGGAGATGGAGGAGGGGCAGCGCCGACTTGTAGAGCCTTCCGGATTAGGGATGGAAAGTATAAAGAACCTGGCCAGTCTTCGGAAGAGTGACAAGGGAGAATACAATAGGATGATAGACTTTCTCCACGGAGAGGGGAAGGACGTGCTTAAAATTGATGCTGTAGTAAGGGAATATGCACAGAACGCCAAGGTCTTGGAGGATGTGAACAAACGTTTGGAGGATGCTGTGGGATATGTGGTTAAAAGTGATACACAGACAACAATTATTGATGACTTGTCCGGCTCCAAATCAAAGAAGAAGACTACCCTTCAAAAGCAGCAGGAATCCTACTACAGAGAATTGGAGGAACTGAACGCTGAATTGGGAATAGGTAAGATTACCCAGGCTGAATACAACAAGGCGTTAGGTGAGTTGAATATAAAGATGTATGCCCAGGCGAGGGGTACGAGGGACAAGCAGACCCTTGAAAGTGAATACTACCGGGCATTGAAGACCGCTGCGGATGAGGCCGTATCCAACCGTGATAGGAATGCTGCCCTTGTGGAGTTCGAGAGGGTGCAGAAGGAATACAACGAAAGAGTCAAGGAAGCCCAGAACCAGCAGGCAAAGGGTGTGTTGTCCCAGAAACAGCTTAACGAGAACATCGTTTCACTTTCAATAGAGGCGGCTAAGACTGCTGCCGGGATAAAAGGTATAGGAGACAGTGCGGACGGGTTCATAGCGGCCATGCAGTTTAATGCCCGGGCGTTCGCCGCTCCTATCAAAGTGAAGCCAAGAGATACGACATTTGACTACAAGAAGACAGAGCTGGAGATAACCCAGGAGGAGTTGGATAAGGCCAAGGAGATAGCGGAAGCATATAAGGAAAGAGCGAAAGAGCTGGGAGAGGAATTATCCGATGAGCTGGCGAATGCCATGGCCAATGTGCCGGATTTGGAAGAAAAATTGAAAATAGCGCAGGTCAGGCAGGATGTCAAGGATTTCACGAAAGAGCTGAACGAGGGTTTGTATTCCGGAATTAAGGATGTGGCAAGTTCTTCCGACCGTGTAGTAAGTGCGTTTGAAAACTTGCGTGATGTTATGAACGACGTTGACGCTACTGCTTGGGAACAGATAATGGCAATATGGAATGCCATGACAAATACAGTGGATGCTTTCATGAGCATTATAGAGACCATACAGACCATTACGGAACTGACCGAGAAATTGGGTATGGCAAAGAAAGCGGAGGCGGTCATTGATACGGCCACGACCGCCACAAAGGTAGCGAATGCCGAAACGGAAGCTGCTGTTGATACGGCCACGACCGCCACGGAAGTAACGAATGCCGGAACTGAGGTTGCCGCCAATACAGCAAAGGGTGCCAGTGCTGCCGGCGCCAGTGCTGCCAAATTGCCTTTCCCTGCAAATATAATCGCTATCGGTGGAGCAATCGCAGCAGCCATAGCAGCCTTCGCCCTTATTCCCAAATTCGCACAAGGCGGTATTATTACAGGTGGCCCGACCTCAGGAGACAAAATATTAGCCCGTGTAAACTCCGGGGAAATGATTCTGAACCAGCGTCAGCAGTCCAACCTTTTCAAGGCGATAAACTCCGGTAATATTGGAGGTACGAAAAGCTTGTCGTCGACAGTGACCACCAGGGTTCGGGCAAAGGACCTCATTCTCGCGATAAACAATGAATTGAAATCACAAGGGAAAAAGCCGATATTATGAGTTACGGACTGATTTATACCATACCGTTCGCCTCGTTGGAAGAGGTGTCTTATATTGTTAAAATAGAAAAGGAAGGATATGACGGAGAAAGCACGGAATTAGTGGCAGGAGCCAATCCGTTTGTTGTGGAAATATCAAATGAAGAGTTTTTATATACTCCTTCGAGATTCTCCACTGCCACAATAGAGGTTGTTGGTAGTGATTATCTTCGTACACTGTTCTCTACCGATTATAGGCAGTTTCGTGTCACGTTGGAGAGAAATGGGGTAGCAGAGTGGTGCGGATATATCAAGCCGGAACTTTATACTCAGGATTATTCTTCTGATTTGTTCTCGTTGGAGATGGAATGCATATCGGCCATGTCGGTGCTGGAATACTTGGATTACACCATAAAGGGCGAGGAAAAATCCTTTGTTTCATTATGGTACTTATTGAAACGCTGTATAGGGGAGTCTGGGGGTAACTACGCCTCAGTATATATACCTCATGTGTATGCGTCCGGTGCAAATCAGTATGTGTCCGGTGAGAATGTTCTCGAAAAGATGCTCATCAGCGAGCAGGATTTTTTCGACGAAGACGGTAAACCCATGAAACTAAAAGAAGTGCTGGAGGAAATTTGCAAGTTCTTGAATTGGACTTGTGTAGACTGGAAAGGAGAGCTTTATTTTGTTGATATAGACCATGAGGGAACATACAATAAGTACGATTTATCATTAGCGGCTAAGGAAGAGATGGGGGTGAACAGCCTGATAGTGCAAGATATAGGATTTGCCGGTTCCGGTCACTCCTTGGATATTCTTCCGGGTTACAACAAGGTGACAGTCAAGTGCAACAATTATCCGGTGGGGAAGATATTCCCGGAGGAGGATTTTAAAACACTTTTCCGTCTTGGAGACAAATTGTTGTATGCAAGGGAATTCGTGAAGGACAATAAGGTTTCCAGAAAGGTTTATTTCTTGCCGAATGAATATAAAATGTACCATTACGAACCGGGAATAACACAGAATCCGGTGAATGAAGATGCAATAAGGAATATGTCTCTTGATGATGTTGAACTTTTGTATGGGGCTATACCGATAAAAAGATGCAATTATGAAATGGAAAAGAATGGAGACAAGTGGGAGCCAAATATTACCAACTACAATTACGAAGACCTGATACAGATAAGGACGGTGCTTTATCCATCAGGCGCACGGCCGGATGACACGAAATACAATTTAAAATCCGATAACCCGATATTGACTTTTGAAAGGCCTCTTCCTACTGCGTTATATAAAGACGGTGCGTTTGCCATACAAGGAAGTGTGCAGCTTGTGCTGGCCTCAAAAGCCGAATTGCCGACATTGGTCCCTATAGATGAAATGTATTCGTTCGGGGATGATTTGCCCAGATTTCACACACCCCCGTATTTTGTCTGTGAGTTCTCGATAGGTGATAAATATTGGAATGGGACCACTTTCACGAACGGATATTCCACATTCAACGTATATATTGATGACGGCAAGGATGGAACATTCCATGAACCGGTGTCGGGCGGTTTCCTTAGTATAAAATCTACCAAGACATTGAGTATGCCTTATGACGGGTTGGACGGATATATCATGCCGTTGGGCTTTTCGATTGGGGGACAGCCAAAGTTTGTCATAAAGAGTTTTATCGGGAAATTGTTTAGTGGATATGTGAATTGTTTTTTAAAGGATTTGAAATGTGTTTTCCAGAAGATAGACGGTATGACGGATACAGATGATTCTGACCGTGTTTATGAGAATGTCCTGAATGAAAGTTTTATCAATGAACTTGATGAGATAGAATTAAAAATAAGCTCATACAATGATGACGGGGCATGCTATAGCAAGGTGTTGCTTGATGGTAATTACCTCACAGATAATATGTATAATTCCATTCTTGGAAAGAACAAGCGACCTGAAGAACTGCTGATAACCCGTATAATCAACCATTATAGCGATACTCGGATAAAGCTCACCCAGATAGTTAAAAATAGTAAAGAAATATCTCCGCTGACGATTTTGACAGACAATTTTTTGGTTAGTAAAAGATTTATCAACGCCGGCGGTTCCATTGATTATGCTTCTGACCGGTTTGAGTGTATAATGATTGAGAAATGAAGGAGATACCAATAATATCAAGAACAACCCCGGCAAAGCCTCGCTCTGCCAACTATCCTATTTCATCGTCACCATCCGGTGGAGGTGGAACGGTTTCGGTTTCTCCGGGGGGAGGCGTCGGGATTGATATTATAAAGACCGGGGACTCCACTGCTTTTTCGGACACAAATGTATTGTCATCACTAAGGGCTAACGATGAGTTTATTAATAGGAAGAAGGACAGCAGTGTAACGGCTATTGTCGATTATCTGAAGGGGCTGAAAATAAATGGGATGCCGGTTACAAGAATCCTGAACAAAGATACGGAAGAAGGGGAGTTCTCGGATACGGATATAATGAGTGCGTTGCGTGTTATCGCTGAGATAGCGGCTCACGATGAAGAGTTGAAAAAGCTTTTCCTCAGCAAGACCACCAACGACCGCACTCCCTTCAAGCTGGAAGTTGGCGACAAGCTCACCGCGGAGAAGGGAATTCAGATAAGCAAGAACTTCGTTTCCGGCATTATCGGAGGAAGCGGCGGCGACATCTATCTGGACGAGAACGGGAAGGTTGTCATCGAGACGGACAAGGCTGTATACCGTGAGGAGATAATAACTCCCAAAATAACCTTCAACTGCATAGACGTTATATCGGGAGACAAGGCAAACACGTTCGCCTACGGAACGATAAAGACTGTGGATGCAGAGAACCGTATCGCCACCCTTGACCTTCTGGAAGGCCAATACGGTACGCTTCATGTAAGCGACATATGCCGTGGCGTATTCCATAACATAGGTGGGGGAAACACCGACAAGGATACGATTGGCGCGAACGGTTTCATAGAGTATTCCGGTTTCGCCACATCCTACTTTACTCCGACCAATATACTGGAGAACGAGGCAGGAATCATGAAGTTCGAGTATGAGCTTCAGGTGGGCACGTCCGTTCACCCAATGCCGGGCATGAACTTCTTCGGATACGGCAACTTCACCGATGAGGACCGCCAGGCTATCACCTACGAAAACCGTTACTATACACGCCGTCTGGCTCACGTCAACACTTGGGTGATAGACCCCGAGGTTAACGTCATGATGCAGACCGGTGACCTTAGAGGCCTTTCCATAGGTGGCATGGATTTCTCCGGTTATTCGTTCTACGGCAAGAATGTGTACATCTCCGGCACGATAGAGAGATTGAAGCCCAACGGCACCCCAGCCAAGGACTTGAGCTATGAGGGCGCTTGGGAATCCGGCAGAAAGTATGACTACTACGACAGCGTGACCCATGACGGAAGCACATGGGCCTGCATGAACAAGAACGGTTCGTCAGCCGAACCGGGCACGAACAATGACTGGCAGAAGATTGCCTCCAAGGGCGACCCCGGAGAATCGGCAGTGTTCGCAGACCTCACAAACGAGATGGATAACGTCGCCCTTACCAATGACGGCAAGGTTTATCAGGACACGTCGATAAGCACGGTTGTATGGATGAGCTACGGCAGCAAGAAGATGACCCTTACCGGCATAACCTGCACGCTCCCTGCCAACGTCACCGAGACGCACGATGTTTCCACCGGAGAGATAACTTTCAGTGTCAAGCAGGGCGTGGCTCTGGACGGCAGGAACCCGATACCCGTCGCGTTGACCGCCACCTACAACGGAAAAGCCTACACCGGGCAGCTCACGTTTACTATGGCAGGTGTCAAGGGTGGCGCCGATGCCGTTCTGTACCGGCTTGTCCCGAGCGTGTCTGCTGTGATAAAGGATGCCAATGGTAATCTCAATGTAACATCCGTATCGTGTACGCGGTTGAAGTCTTCGGTTTCCGGAGGCACGGCCGAGACCGGGACGGGCGACTTGAAGTATTCTCTTGACGGTGGTTCGGAAGTCTCAATCGGGAACAATGCTGGAGTACCGGTATCAAGCTTCCAGAAGAGCATCAAGTTCATATTCTACGTGGACGGGAAAGAAGTCGATGTGGAGACGATACCTCTTGTTACGGACGGCAAGGACGGACAGAGCGTGTCTTCGCTCGGCAGATGGCATACCGGGCTTATCGTTCCCAAACTAGGAATCGTCACGATGGGAGGAAGCACCTTCTGCGCGAAGAAGGAGACCGCCAACCCACCGTTATGGACTACTACGACCAGAGACGGCAGGCGCATTACCCAGACGCAGGACGGAGGAAGGACTTACGGTTATATTCTGTCCGGTGAATCAAATACGGAGGAATACGACCTGCTTGTCCAGAGCGGAAAGGACGGAAGCGACGGTACCGATTACGAAAGAGTGTTTATCCATACCACGGAGGAAAACCGCCCCTCCACCCCGGCAACCTCACAGACGGATGATTATATCCCTTCCGGCTGGCATGATGACCCCATTGGCGTTTCCGAATCCCTGCCTTTTGAATGGGTGAGCGAGAGGGAGAAGAAGAACGGTGTATGGGGTAATTTCAGCACTCCTGCCCTCTGGGCCAAATACGGGTTTGACGGCAAGGGAGTGAAGTATGTGGATGTGCTTTATGCAATATCCACAAGCAACACCACCGCTCCGACAACCGGCTGGCAGACTGATGCCCCGGCATGGGAGAACGGCAAGTATATATGGAGCAAGACCGTCACCACGTATTCGGACGATTCCGTGGAGGAGACTTCCCCGGTATGCATAACCGGTGGGGCTGGCGCTACCGGAAAGGGTGTCAAGACCATAACGGAATACTACTACATGTCAACGTCTGCCACAACCCTCACCGGAGGAAGCTGGAGCACTACCCGTCCTACGTGGGAGAACGGCAAGTACATCTGGACGAAAAGCATCATCACCTATACGGACAACACGACTTCCGAGACACCGGGTATATGCGTTACCGGAGAGAAGGGGGATAGCATAACCGCTATGGGCAGATGGTATACCGGGCTTATCGTGCCGAAGCAGGGTGTAGTTACCATGGGCGGCTCTTCATACATAGCCAAGAAGGAGACGACCAATCCTCCACTGTGGACTGTTACAACAAGTTCCGGTCAGCGAATCAAGCAGACCCAGGACGGTGGCAAGACATACGGGTACATACTTTCCGGCGAGATGAATTCCGCGGAGTATGATTTACTTGCTTCAAAGGGTGAAGACGGAAAACCTGGTGCTGACGGGAAACCCGGAGCTGATGGCAAGCCTGGGGAAAAAGGAGAGCAGGGCATCCAAGGCTGCATCATAAGGCATTCCGAATGGGCTGTGGGCGTGACATACCGCAACGACGAAGCTCTGACAAGCGGCACCCGTTATGTGGATATTGCGATGATAAGGAACAATGCCGCAATCGACGGATGGGATGTCTACAAATGCAACACTACCCATACAAGCTCGGAAAGCAACAAGCCGGGAGTGTCATCGTCCACATGGACCAAGTTAAGCGGTGTAGGTCCTATCTACACGTCCCTCATTATTGCAAAGAACGCGAGTATTGACTTCATGCAGGGAAACCAGCTGCTTATCAAGAAGGATGACGGTACCGTGACAGCAGGTCTTTCCGGTTCCATAGCGGGGAGCAAGGTGCGTATCTGGGCTGGTTCCGCGACGCCGGACAACGCTCCGTTCCGGGTATTGGAGAGCGGAAAGGTTATCTGCATGAATGCGGAGGTTCATGGCGATATAAATGCTACAAGCGGCACGTTCAGAAATGTCTCCTCTCCCAATGGGTCATTCAAGATAAAGGAGAATGGGGATGTGGAATTGGTCGGTAAGATTTCCACTTCGTTGAATGGCACTCGCATTGAACTGGACCCAAGATCCAACAGCATCAAGATGTATAACCAAGATAATAATGAAGTAGGGAATATTTCTTTCATTACCGAATCTATCGGAGGGGTTACTAATTATTACCCTCGATTAATGCTCAGAAGGTATTCTGGAAGTAAAGAGGTCGGGAGACTTGATATGTCAGGTACATCCGTGAATGGTTATTCAACGGTTGGAACCGACGCACTAAGCTTTACATTGGGACCTATCGGGTTAGTTTTCTCTGTTAACGGGCAAGTAACTAATTCATATCCAAATAGATAATTGATTATGAATAAAATTAATTTTGAAAGATTTGAGATTTACACTTCCATCAATCATAAGGAAGTGATTGTGCAGGATTGCAGGGAAGGCTTTGCCAATATCATCTACTTGAACGGTAGTGGTGTGGCTTGCCATGCGCTGGCGATGAAGATTTACAAGTCGGAAGGGGCGACGGAGTATTCTGACGAGGAGATTACCTTGATGAAGCAATTTGCGGAAAACTTCGGCAATCTTTCACTGCTTGATTCGTTCGACATGAATGTTAAGGAGAGTACAAATGATAATGAAACAAGAAAGGAGGAACAACAATGATTTTGCAGGCAGACGGAGGGCACTACCTTACACAAAGTGCGGATGTGCCCATAGATGAAAGGGTGTTCGGGAATACCGCGTATATCAGCGACGTTTCGGAGGCTTCCAAATATCGCCAGGTATCCGAAGCCGAGAAGGAACGCATGCTCAATGCCGGAACGATATTGGACCCGTCTGACTTGTCGGATGAGTATCTGGACAAGGTGGACACGCTACATGAGATTATTAAGGAGAACATCAACACCGCAGGTCTGACGGTTGAGGTGAGCCTTAAGCATAAGGAGTATTTTCCAAAATGGGATGAATTAATTGGCAAGACTGAGCCAGTCGGATTCATGTTCTCCTACGAAGACACTTTGTATGAGGTAATTCAAGAGCATGAATTTGCCAGCCAGTGGGTGCCGGGTGTGGGTACGGAATCCCTCTACAAGGTTGTCCAGATTGAAGCCTCCGGCACAAAGGAAGACCCGATAGCCTGGAAGCAGGGAATGGAGCTATTTAACGGCAAGTATTACACAGACAAGGATGTGCTTTACTTGTGCATCCGTGACAGCGGTATGGGAATGTCTTTTGACCTTGCCGACCTGGTGTCCGGTGGTTTTGTGGAAGTGGTCGAGGAATCTTCTGAAGGCACTGTTCTATAACAAGGAAACTTGTTCTTTTTCGGCTTTCCCGATGCCGTTAATTCGGGAATTTATTTAAACAAAAACGAGTTAATTATTAAAATGTTAAATTAGGGTATCATGTTTTTAAAGCGGATGCCCCTTAAATGTGTGAGATTATGGCAGAGAAGCAAGATATTAGAGAAAATACGATGAGTGGTGGAACTCCGGCACGGCTGCGTGGACTGGCGGCAAACGGCAACAGTATATCACCGACATTGAAAGAGGTAATGAATGCAATGGAAATATACATCTTTGACCTTACGCTGGCAGCAGGTGAAGAAAAAGACCTTGGCGACTTGGGGTACGGTATGTATTTGCTTGCATCCCCCAACAATGCAGCAACTGCTATATTTGCTTTTGGTGCCTATTCAAAAGGTTTTGTGTCAGATGCAGGTTCAAATTCTTACTGTGATTATACAGATGGGACTAAAGGTGTTGTTTTCGGTCGAAAAACGATAAATGGTAGCTTTTTTATCAAAAACAACAGAAGCACTGAAATATCCATCGTTTTAAAAAGGATTGGTATCTTCTGATAGTGGTTCTGCAAGCCATGTGGATTTTCTTCTGGTTATGCCCGTTCCGGCCATATCGGTCAGAACGGGTAATAAATACTATTATCAGATTAGGTAAGAGTTATTGACTTCCATTCGGTCCACTTGTCCCAATTTCCCGTATTATATACTTGTGAACGAGTATATAACTCCCCAGTTCGTGAATTTATTAGAATTTGGGAAGCCATATCTGTTTCCATGTAATGCAACAATAACCCAGTTACTCTTTCTGGCGAATTCAACGCATTAGCAGAATAATATATTCCATTTTCCGAAATAGTATTAAGGTCTTTATCTTCTCTCAGAAGTCCTTTATATGCAAAAACTCTTGTGAATAAATCACTCTTCTTAATCTTCCCCTGGCTGCCATTCGCTGTTTCTCCATAGATGTATTCTACATCTGTCACCACTTGGAACTGGTTCATCGCTATATCTTGCTTCTCTGCCATAATCTTACATTTAAGGGGCAAAGGATACGGCAGAAGAAGATATGGCAAGAAATAACTATTTAAAGAAAGAATTTATACAACATTAATTTTCAATATGATTGAGGAGGACAGTCCGTTTTTGATGGCATATTTACCAAGTCCGGTATTATAAATACAGATTTTATTAGCGTTATCAATGTTCGAGAACCTATCATCCCCTATAATATAAGTAGAAATCCATCCTAATAAAACCATACATCCAACGCCTGCACTTGACGTATAGTAAACAAATAGGGTATTGTATGAACCTACATTTAAGGAATAAATCTCTCCAGCTTCAATCTCGATATTGAACTCATCTCGTTTTGGTAATGCTTTTGCCACCTCTGTCAATGTCGGACTAATACTATTACCATTTGCATCCAACCCACGCAACCGTTTCGGAGTACCGCCACTCATTGCATTTTCCTTAATATCATCTGCCATACTATGCACATTTAACGGGCAAAGAGTATGGCAGAAAAGCGAAAGGAGGAAATAAATAGTTAGCTCAAGTAATAGTTATTGACTTCCAATCTGACCATTTCGCTGCTCCATCGACATTATAGGCAGCTCTAACTTTAATTATGCTCATATTATATGCAACTTTAATCTGTGCACCTTCAAGCCCGGTCGGATTTATCGAGATAAGACAACCATCTATTCCACTGCCATCAATATCTGATGTTGAATATGCAACATAATTCCCGACGATATTAAGGACGTCAGTCTTAACATGTCCTTTATTAACAATTGCCTTATTCGATATAGCATTTAATACGCTAATCAACACGCTGTTATTTCCTTTCAAGCCTCGCAGATAATCCACACTGTTGGTTACAGTCATTTGCTCTTCTCTAATATCCTGCTTCTCTGCCATACTTAATATATTTAAGGGGCAGAAGATTGGATAAGAAATGAAAGAGGCAAATTATACCACCAAATTAGGTAAGTGAAATTGACCTCCATTTAGACCAGGTAGAATAAGAAGCATCATTCCCCCTCAATACAAATCGTACTTTCAAAGCAATAGCAGCAGAGTCTTCTTCATAATTGCTATCATATCCTATTTGCATAACTGATGGCGGTGCGGCAAATACTCCCAGAAACGTTATCCCTACATCTTTAGCAGTAGGGTTACTACCGACATAATATATCCCATTGTTTTTTAATTCATTAATATCTCCATTCGGATAGTTTAAATTTCCACTTAGAACAGAGGAAAGCAAATCGCTTTTCTTAATCTTTACCTGCGAACCATTCGCTGCCTCCGCATATATGTATGCTGCATCCGTAGCTTGAGCAAAGCTGTTCATTTTAATATCATCACCTGCCATAATATTGCACATTTAAGGGGCATCACCTATACACCACTTCCACCCCCCATTCTCTTCAAGTGCGCATCCAGTGTTTTTATATTACAATTAAAGTATCGGGAGATAAAGACCTTGCTTTTCCCTTGCCTCAAGAATTTCAATATTTCCTTTTCGTGCGGAAAAAGCAAATGATGATGGTGTCGAATAGCTTTGAGCTTCTCTCTGCTCTCTTCAAGTATGGCAGGCTTGTCTACATCAACAATAATACCCTTCTCTCTAATTGTGTCTGCCTCCATCAATCGGTGGCGATATTGGTAAGCGGCTGCTTGGTATTCAACGTGTGGCGCTCGGTCGGTTTGGATTCGTTTCTTAATGATGACTTTTCGCTTCTTTCTTCTCTGGGGAACGGTTTTCTTTTCTGTGGTAATGTCTTTAGGTTTCCGTGGGCGTGGAGTATAGTTCCTAACTATCAGTCCTTCTCTTTCTAGATGTTTGTCAAGCGTGCTGTACTGGCACTTGACTTTCCGGCAGATGGCTGCTTTGCTGTATCCGTAGTCGACCATAGTGCGTATAAGGTCCTTGTGTCTGTCGAGCTTGTGCCGGGAGTTTGTCCCTCCGGTTTTCCTTCCGAGTTTCATTCCAAGCGATTTTTTTCTTGCAAGTGCTTCTTTCGTGCGTTGTGAGATAAGGCTGCGTTCTATTTCACTCGCCAACGAGAATGCAAATGCTATGACGTGGCTCTGTAGATTATCGCAAAGTTCAAAGCCTTCCTTAACGGTTATTACTCGGATTTTCTTCTTCATCAGATTGTCAAGGATAGACATAACCTCCAGCAACCGTCTGCCTAATCTGGATATTTCCGAGGCTATAAGGGTATCGTCCTTCTTCATCTTCTTTAGCAGTGTCCCGAGCTTTCTCTTGTCCACATCCTTCATTCCGCTTATCGTCTCCTCGATGTATTGGTCTACATCTATCTGCCTTTTCCTGCAATAATTCTCTATCTCGAACCGCTGGTTTTCTACTGTCTGCTTGTCTGTGCTTACCCTAATGTATGCGTAAATCATTTTTTTGTTATAAAGATAGCGATTTTGCCGAAAAAACGAACCTTTTGTAAAAGGTTCGTTCTGCGTCCATTGAAAGCTTCCTAATCTGTCCTTATAAGGTTAGCTTTGCATGTGAAAAAAGTTTGGATTAGTATGGTGTTTGACAGAATATTAGTATATTTGCAGTACCCGTATGAAGATGTACGGCACCGTAACTATGTACTTGTATTTGTCCGACATATATCAAAGCCTCTGAGCTGATGTTTTTTTGCATCCGGCTCGGGGGCTTTTGTCGTTTTTGACAGACACTTTTTTGGTTAGTTGTAGAGCGTATGAATTTATAATTTGAAACATTAGTATGAAAGATGTGATTTACAATTTTATCAACGAGCACATGATGACTCACATTGTGCTGATTGCTTTGTGTATTGCGGCCACTATCGGTGCAATGTTCGTTGATTTGGTTTCCGGAGTGCTGAAAGCCCGTCAGAGGGGAGAGGCGAGGACTTCCACGGGATATAAGAAGACCGCCACCAAAGCAAGGAAGTATTTTACCCCGTTCATCGAATTGTGCTTTATCGACCTGCTCTGCTGTGTGGTTATCCCTTTCCCGGTCTTCTCGATGCTGTGGACTGGCTACTGTATCTTCTGTGAGTTCGTGTCGGTAAGGGAGAAGTCATGGGAGAAAGCGGAGCTGCGGAAAGCTGAGAAGACGATGAGTGTAATCATCGAGAACAAGGATGATATTGCCAAAATCATGGCTCAGGTATTGTTTGACAATGAAAAGGTAAAGGAGGAAAACAAAAATGGCTGATGTGAATAAACTTGCACCGTTCATTCTCAAATGGGAGGGCGGTTTCGTGAATGACCCCGACGATTTGGGCGGTGCTACGAACATGGGCGTGACTATTGGAACCTATGAGGCATATTGCCGAAAGAAAGGATACCCCAAGCCTACAATTGAAAGATTGAAAAATCTCACTAAAGAGGAATGGACGGAAATTTTGAAAACTATGTACTGGGACAGATGGAAGGCAGATTTGATAACAAGCCAGTCCGTGGCGAATATCCTTGTTGATTGGGTGTGGGCATCCGGTGCGCATGGCGTCAAAATTCCCCAAAGATTGCTTGGTGTGACCGTGGATGGAATAGTAGGCCCCAAGACCATTGCGGCAGTGAATGCCAGAAACCCTCGTGAGTTGTTCGACATGATTAAGATTGCCCGGTTCGACTTCATCGAGGATATATGCAGGAAACGCCCGGCAAACAACAAGTTCAAACGGGGATGGATGAATCGGATTAACGATTTAAAGTTTGAGTCATGAAAAGGTTCATTGAACATATGCGTTTGTCGGAGTTCAGAAGGCTTTCTTTCTGGCTTGCCGTCGGCTTGTCCGCTATGCTGTGGAGTATATTGCTTTCCTCATGCGAGAGCATAAAGTATGTCCCGGTGGAGACGGTGCGTACGGACAGCGTGTATAATACCGTTTACCGGCGTGACAGCATATATATGCGTGACAGCGTATATGTAATTGACAAGGGAGATACTGTCTATCAATTCAGGTATAAATACCTATTTGTGGATAAAGTCAAGCATGACACTCTCTATATAGAGAAGACAGACAGCGTCCAGATACCTTATCCGGTTGAGAAGGAGTTGACCCGATGGCAGTCCTTCAAGCAGGAAGTGGGAGGTTTCGCTATTGCCACCATAATAGTGGTGCTACTGATAGTTTTTGGAAAAATGGTTTATAAGTTGAAGAAAGGAGGCTGACATGACTTAGCGTTATCATCCGGGCGAGTAGAAGCGCCCATAGGAAAACTTATCGTACAGATGCGCTCTTTCGGGGCTTAGAGCGGAAAAGAAAGCCCAACCCGTACCTGACTACCAATCCGAACGGGCAAACATCACGAGGACTGTTTAAGGGCTTTCATAAGTCTATAAACGGTTTTCGTGATGTTTTGTTTTTATAAACCCTATATATTATGAGTATGAAGGAATTGAAGAGAATTTATGAGAGCGCGGAGAAGGTTGTTTGTGAAGTCGTAGAACTGGATTACGACAAGTTCTTGACGTCGCATGAGGAAATATATGTGGATGCACGCGCTATTCTCGTGGATTGGCTGATAAGGGCCGGATTTACCGAAAAGATGATAGGAAGATATTCGCGTATGAGCCAGCAGCGCATAAACTCTTTGAAGAATGGATTCCTTCGCAGGAAGCAGAAGATGAGCGTGGATTTGTTCCTACAAGAAATAAACAAAAGACTTACAAGAGACTTACAAACGACTATTTGATTAACAAGACACTTATCCCGTCCTTTGTGATGCAGTCCAATCGGATTGCCTTGAAATTATAAATTTATAAGTTATGAGAATTAAAGGAATGAGCGGTGAGGAGTACAACGTCACCGGACAAGGACAGGGAAACTACAACACTGTAGGAGCTTCTGCAGGTATTGCGTCTTTCTTGGGGTTAAACGCAGGAAACATTTTGGGCGGTTGTGGCAATGCAAGAAACGGAGGATATGTAGGCCCGGTTGAGGTTATTACCTCGGAGGACAAGCCCGTAAGCCGTTATGAGGCTGGCATGATGGATAAGCTTGCAGCAAAGGATTCGGAAATCGCATTGTTGAAGTCCAACACCTACACGGACCAGAAACTTGCTGATGTTTATGACCGCCTTTTGACGATTATCAACAGAAACAAGGAGGCTCAAGGTGAAATCAACTTGAACCAGGCTGTTTACAATGGCACCAACACCGCCACACTGGGTTGCATGAAGCAGCAGATTGCGGAATTGGCGGCATTGAGCGAACTTGTTGTTCCGCAGCGTAAAGTTTGTGATACTGGATGCTGTGGATGTAACGGTTAATCCGTAGCCTATGTTTTCTAATGCTCAAAAATTGGCGGCTGTGCTCAACAAATGGGCGCAGCCTGCTATACAGGGATTGCTTGGCAGTAGATTGGGGCAGCTCCCGTTCATCGCAAACATTGATGCCAAGTTGCGCTCTACCGGTTGGGTAAGTCCGATGTGGAGTCTATCTAAGGAGATAGCGCCATTAATGGACGGGTTGTCTTCTTTTCTGGTGGAGCCTATGCTTGCAAGATATTTGCAGGGGATACCGGATTCCGCTATACCGGAACTTGCCCATAAAGTGGTAGATGACGCTATAAAGGTCGGGAGCCTCTCGCTGTTTGAGGGAAAGGTGGAATTCGAGAAAGACGATTTGGAGGAATTGAAGATGCTTTTGCAGTACAATCTTCCAATAAATGTGTCGGCAAATTCTTATGAGGTCTTGACAGAGGAACCTACTCCGCAAGGTGAGGATGCGGAAGAAAAATAATATAAAAAGAAAAAGATTATGATTCAATTAACTCCAATTGCAATCGCTGCTACCAGCCAGCAATATCTGGCAAATGTAGTGGAGAATTTGTGCCAGGCTTATTGTGCCAATAATGGCGTACAGCCTACTGGCGTTGTCAATTTCACTGTAGCCGAGCAGCAGACAGTGAACACGCAGACTATTGTTACAATTAACGCCGCAGTGCTTGTGTCTTACACCCCAAAGGGGTCATGCCGTTCCGTAACCAAACAATGGGTGGAGCAGTTTAAGGTGGCGTTTATCGGTGCTGCCGGTGCGGTTCCTACGATAACTCTTGCTCCTCTCGTGACAAGTGTCACTCCGGAAAACGTGAAGTGCTGCAACCGGGCATTCGGTGTAAGCCTTGCAACTCCATTGACTATTACAGCCACCTTTCCTGCCTGACGAAGCCGTGTCGACGGATTATAACGTCCGTGGATTGCAGTCCGTAAAAAGGAAGAGAGCAAAATTATAAATCGGGGAGGCACTGTCCTCCCCTTAAAAAGCATTATTATGAAGACAAAAGATGAAATGATAGAGCGCTATAACCTCCTTTATGAAAAGATGTCCGACAGCAAGAATCCCAAAAACATGAAGATTTTTGGCGAGGCCGAAAAATATATGTTCCGTGAGATAGCGGTGGCGCATCCGGATATGGCCGAGACGTGGCTTTCCCATCTGGAAGCAGTATGCTGGGATAACTACTTGTCAGAGAGAGAGGCCGGGAATATCAACAAGAGGACTGTCAATCAAGATGGCACGAAAGGTTTCCATTGGGGATATGAGATGTTCTGCAATGCCGTAAAAAGTCTTGGGGGACAAGTGGAGGACAAGCCGCATTACAATAGTTATGCCTTGTGGGTTACAGCCAACATGATTTATTCCGACCATGCGAAAAGTATATCCGAGGATATGGGGTATAAGACACCCCAGGAAGTGCCGGCCGATAAGATGGCCCTATCTTGTTATAGAAAGGCGGTGGAGAATCTGGAGGATGAAGACGAGGGGTTTCGTATCAGGAGATACTTTAAGCACCGGATGTACGATAACTCGCCTTTGTGA